ATTTAATACCAATGTTTGTCCGCTTTGAACAAGCCCTTGAATTTTGTATGTGGTTGATGATGTTGTTGCTGGACTATCTAAATAATTTATTGACATAGGTAAAATGTAATTTCCTGACCCAGTTCCAGTTATTAAAGCAGAACCAACTGAACCAACAGTTCTTGAACTTGCGGCATCACCAATAAAAATAGCAGTTGAACCTCGCACAAGTTGAAACGCAAAATAAGTATCTACCGCAGTAACTGAAGCATTTAAATTTGCAAAAACAAGAATTTTGCTATTTGAAGAAGTCGGAGTAATAGATACAGACATTCCAGTTACATCTGTGTATGTTGTACTTGTTGTTGTAAATGTATCTGTCTTGGTTGTGCTTACAACTTGCAACACAGACCCTGCTGGCATAGATGCCTTTGCAATACTTCTTGATGCGGTTGTTAGAGTCCCTGCCATTGTCACATTACCTGTTAACGATAAATCAGGTTGCAGTGAACTACTGCTAACAGAGTTGGGTTGTAGCGAACTACTGCTAACAGAGTTTGCAGCAGCAGCTGTTAACGCTACAGTTGCTTGTCTATATGCTACTACAATGTTGTTAGAGCTAGCAGATGGTGCTGAGGAAAAAGTTAGTGTGGCACCGGATACAGAATAAGATCCTGAAAAGGGATTCTGTTGAATATTATCTACTACTACTTCAATATCCGATGTTTTTGTTACTGCTTTTGTAAGAGTGAATGCAGTGTTGCTTGCGTTACCGCTAAACACATCAACAGCAACTGCTGTAATGAAGGGAGGTGGAGCATTACCAATGTATGCCATTATACACCAACAGCAACAGAAGTTAAGCAGTGAGCAGAGCTAGATGCAGACGATACAACCTTTAAGGCATCACCGTTTATTAAAAAGTGCTTTACATCCCCACCAATAGCTGCTAGTGCGCCTCCAACAGATACTGTTGATTCCCTGAGGAGATAATAATCGACCCCGCTTCTTGTAACATACAAGGAGACTGTTATTGGGGATGTTATTACGTTTGCAATTTGAACACCAATCAACGCTGTTGTTGAGTTTGCAGTGAAGATTGTGTTTGCTGATACTCCAATTTCCGAGTTCACATAACTTGTTTGTACTGATGCCATGGTTTATCCGTAAATAATTGCATTGATGAATGCTGTTCCTGCAGGATCAACTTGTAAGTTAGTTTGAGTTTGTGCAACATTACTAACTTGAACAGCGTTTGCAGATACTGTCCCGGTGGTATTTATAACACCATTAAAATAAACACCTGTTGTGTTGGCATCCAGTAATGAGACTGGAACCTGTGATAATTCAAATGCTTTTGTCATTTTTTTACTCTAGTGTTGACCTATACAAGAAGATAGTTTATGATGAAACTTCCAATTTCGTAGTATTTATGCATTCAAAAACGCATATATAATCAACATTGATCTTATTATTGAACTAACATGGAACTTAAAATGGAAACTAATGAGCTTGCCCAAAACGCAAAGGGCGGCACTGAATTGATGCAAGAAGCGCTGTACAAGAACCTTCCTGCAGACCTCTTAGAGCACTTTCAAATCATTCCTTCTCGTGTGAGAGAAGTCGATGATAGCAAGATTAAAATATACTGGTTGCATGACCTACCTGGTGATCCAGAATCTGATCATCTGAAAGCTGGTGGATGGAACCGGTTTGATAAGCTCGTATTTGTATCTAACTGGCAGATGCAGGCATATCAAAAGCATTACGGACTCCCTTGGTATAAGTGTGTAGTCCTTCACAATGCAATCGAACCAATTCCTTATGTCGAAAAGCCAAAAGACAAGATCAAGCTGATCTATCATACAACCCCTCACCGTGGGTTGAACATCCTTGTATCAGTATTCGATAACCTTTGCAAAGAGTTTGATAATATTGAACTCGATGTGTACTCCAGCTTCAAGATCTATGGTTGGGAACAAAGAGATGAGCCATATCAAGAGTTGTTTGACTTTTGTAAAGCACATCCAAAGATTAACTATTACGGATCGGTTCCTAACTCTGAAATTAGAACAGCACTACAACAAGCTCACATCTATGCATATCCTAATACATGGTTAGAGACTTCTTGTATCAGTCTACTAGAAGCAATGTCTGCTGGTTTGTTCTGTGTTCATCCCAACTACGGTGCACTGTACGAGACTGCAGCTAACTGGACTTGGATGTATCAATGGCAAGATACTCCGCGAGACCACGCAAAGATCTTCTATGAGTTGACCTCTAATGCAATAAGGATGTACAATCACGAAGATACTGCAAAGACATTACAAGCTCAGAAGGCTTATACAGATGCATTCTACGGTTGGCAAAATAGAAAGAACCAATGGCAGAATCTACTTGTATCGATGTTGCAAGAACATAAACGAATTGAATATCAACCAAAATGATTCTCGTAGACTTCAATCAGGTCTGTATATCAAACCTGATGGCACAAATCGGAAACCACACAGAGCTTGCTGTTGAGGAGGGTCTTGTTCGTCACATGATCCTCAACTCGCTTCGTCTATACAAACAGAAGTTCGGATCTGTGTATGGTGATCTCGTAATTGCCTGTGATGATAAGAACTACTGGCGCAAGCAGTTGTTTCCGTACTACAAAGCCGGTCGCAAGAAGATGAGAGAAGAGAGCGATATCAATTGGTCTTCGTTGTTTGAGATCCTCAACAAGATCAGACAAGAGATCAAAGATAACCTGCCTTACATTGTACTTCATGTAGAGACTGCAGAAGCAGATGACATCATTGCAACTCTTGCTAAAGAATCGAATGAGGATGTTCTTATCCTGTCTGCAGATAAGGACTTCATTCAGTTACATAATTCAAAAGTGATTCAGTTCGATCCAATTCGTAAAAAGAATATCAAAGTAGAGCGACCAGATCTATATTTGAAAGAGTTGGTGATCCGAGGAGACAGTGGTGACGGTGTACCTAACGCAATGTCACCTGATACATCTCTTGTAGATGGTATCAGACAAAAGAAGATAATGAAAGCAAAGTTGGATGAGTGGTTGAAGTTGGATTGGGATCAACTGTTTGATATTCCTGAATTCAAGATCGGGATTGCAAGGAACAAGAAGTTGATTGATCTGTCTGAGATCCCAGATAATATAACTAATGCCATCCTTACTCAATACCACACTGCACTCGACACACCTAAAAAAACAAATATTATAAATTACTTCCAGCAACATAAATTATCTTCGTTGATGGAGAGCGCAAATGACTTTTAATAGGAAATACAATGAAACTAGGTCTAGCTGAGATATTGAAAAAGACTTCTGAGTTTGAGAAGAAGCAAGATAAGATTGATTACTTAAACAAATGGGACAGTGCAGCACTGAGAGCGTTGCTCAAGTATGCATACGATCCTAAAGTTAAGTTCCTCTTGCCTGAAGGAGCACCTCCTTACAAAGTAAACGACTTACCTGATCTCCAAAGTGTGCTCTACAGTGAGCTTCGTAAGTTGTATTTGTTTATTGAGGGTGGCAATCCAAGTCTCAAGCAAACGCGTAGAGAATATTTGTTTGTTCAGATGCTTGAAAACCTAGATAAGGAAGATGCTGAGTTGATACTTGCTGTCAAAGATAAGAAGATTCCATATAAAGGAATCACAAAGAAGTTTGTTGAAGATATGTTTCCAGGACTATTAGAGGGATAAATGGGTAAGACGAATAAACAGTTTCGCACATTAGATGAGAAACAACATCACGTATTCAAAGCAATTAAAAAAGAAAAGTTTGATCGCTCTGTCAGAGACATAGATAGAGCATTGCAGAATAGGAAGTATGATCACTTCTACGATGATATTGATAAAACAGAAAAGGAGTACAAGCATGGATAAAGGCAATTGGTTTTGGAATAACAAGGTAATGGACGCAATTGAAAAAGGTCTTCTTGACCTCACTCATTGGATCTGGTTAAAGCGTCACAATTCAACAGAGATTGAAGAGATCCCTGCTCCTGCTGCTAAAGTAGAGCCTGTTGCTGTTGTTGAACAAAAGAAACCTGCTGCAAGAAAAACTGCAGCCAAGAAAGCACCAAAAGGGAACGAGTGGTCAGTTAAGTAATATGGCAACCTATACGTTTCGAAACAAAGAAACGAATGAAGTATTTGACCATTCGATGAGAATGTCAG